TGCCCTCTAGTTTTTTTGTTAGCTCTAGTATTACATCTTTCATTCCCTGAACACCAAGATTTCCAATAACACCCCACTTTATTTGCGCTACAACACCTGCTACATTTGACAAGTTTGGCTCTGCATCACCCTTGAACTTTTGACCATCTCTAAAATGTCTTTTAGCCCAACTCTCTCTTTCTTTTATCCAAGCTCTTATAGACTCTGTGTCCTCACCTTTTCTAGCCCTACCCCAAAGCATAAACGCTTCATTACCACGAATGTTACCACCTGCCTTCCATATCTTTGGCTGCTGCTCTTTTAAGTTCTTTGCAAACTCATAAGGAAACTGCTTTTCCTCGCTGTTACGCAAAGTAATCTTTTTATCATCACCTTTTTTTGGGAAGTTTGTAGCCATTAGTAAAATATTATTCCGTTAAGTTTTGTAGCGTGGTCAACATCAGGCATTGACGAATCTCCGTCTTGACCAAACAAAGGATATTTACCTGATTGGTCTTCGTGTTGTATGTAAGCAATCATATCATCTAGCATTACTTTTGCTTTTCTAAATGTATCTTGCTTCATCTGATTAAACTGCTCTACATTCACAGGATTACTAAACTCTGATATATTAGTAACAAGCCCTGCAGATGTTGTATTATATTGTATCTCATTCATTACTTCAAACCTAACAAACCAACAAAGAGCAGGTTTTAAAAAGTCTGTTACCAATGTTTGATTGTCTGTCGTAAGTGATGAGTTGTGATTTTGTGTTTTTAGTTCTTCATAAAAGTCAAGACCAAGCTCAGGCTTTATGTGTGCTAACTCTGCAATATCTAAAATACTATCACTAATCAAAGCTGTATCTGTTGCTTGATTGGTAAAAGAGTTTTGCACCACCTCAGAAGCAGTAACAAAATTATTTAGGTTTCTTACATTAGCCATATTAGTTTCTTGTTATAGTTTCTTGTTTCTCAACTCTAATTAGCTGTCTATCAGCTAGTAACATATCTCCATCATCTAATTTACCTAAGTCCTTATGTAACATAGCTCTTTGCTCGTTTATAGTAAGAACTTGTTTTGGGTCTATATCAGATAAGAATGATATTGGTGGCTCATAAATTACAGTCAAGTCCTCTGTATCAATACCCAACTCTTTGTTGATTACCTTTTTTATTGGCTCTAACAATATGTTGGTTGTGTCTTTGATTACAGTTGACATAGCCAATTCGTAAGCAATTCTAATCTCACTACCTGTATTGTTCATCTTTCCTGAAGAAACAATACCACTTAAGGCAGGTTGCCATCTGTGAGCAGTAATTATGTTTTGGTCAGTTAGCTTTTGTAAATCTAAGAAGTCACCATCCTCTTTGTTGTTAAGAATCTGAACATCAGTTCCACGACTTTCGTCAGCGTTCTTAACCAAAAACAATATCTTTGAGTTGTTGCCACTACCTGTTAATGTATCTTTAGCAGTTTCAACAAACTTTTCTGCTTCAGCCTCACCAAAGTCACCGTTTACAGTTACAATAGCAGAAGGGCTAAAACCATTTTTAAAGTTGGTGTGATTGAACTTACCTATCTCATAATCTATTGCAATATGCTCTAGTGCAGCAACATAGTCAGGTAGTCCATAAAAGTTAAATGTGCTTTCGTAATCTTTGTAGTGTATTACAAAGCTGCTGTTAGCCATATTAGGATAAATAGGAATCACCTGTTTCTTTTCAGGTGTTTTTCTGTAGTTATCCCAATCAGGATGAAAACAAATACTTTTCTTGTTTTTGCTTACCCTTGCTGTAGCAGCATCTTTATGATAAAAGTTTATACCACCATCATATACAACACCCTCCAAATAAGCATTGCCATAAGTATAGTAATCATCTGCTAGTTTTTTAAAGCAATCCTTAAGAGATTCTCCATTTGCGTTTACATCAGATATAAACTCTGCTAACCTATCGTTTTCTGTCTTGAAGCCACTACCTGTTGTAAAGGTTGTTTTTTGCGCTAAAACAGAACGATGTGTTGATGAATGCCTTTTAAGGTCTGCAAGGTATTGTGGAAATAGATTGTCTTTTCCAAAAGGAATATACTCCTCTCTTACCCTGTCTAATTGCTTTACCTCCCTATCTACATTGGGAGTGCTTATATTTACAAATGCGTATTTAGTATTAAAACTACTCTTTGTCTGAGCTGTTTTTACTTGATTTCGCTTTTGCTTTGGTTTTCTTTGGTGCTGCATCTTCTACAAATTCTATGTTTTTTGTGTGACCAAGTTCATAGGCTTTTTTAAGTTCTTCTTGTGTAGCATCTGCCCACATAAAGCCTTTCATATTATTGAAACGAGCCTCACCTTTTTTTACTTTTGATTTATACATATTGCAATATATTAAAAAAATACATAGCTAGGGGCAAATGCCCCTAACTTGTATCTTTGTTACTATAATTATGCTATAGAGAATGATGTACTAGCACCTGAAGTAGCATCAATAGTCACAGCAGGAGTAAGTCTGTATGGTAACTCACCTGACATAGCTGTAAATGTTAATGTAACTCCGTTCTCATCACCTAAAGCAGCACCTGTTGCAGCCTCAACACTTGATAGTCTAGCATACATTTGGTCATTTGCAATATCTCCTGTAAGAGAATACTTGTTTGAAAGACCAACAACATAAGTATCGTCATTGAAGTCAGTAGCAAAAACAACAAGGTTTTCATCACTTAAAGCATCAATAGCAGACAAATGTGAATCAGACATATTCGGTATATAAGCAGTAATAGTGTGTTCAAACATAATTGTTCCACCCTCTTTTGTTCCTGAGCTAGTTAAAGACCCTGTGCCTTGCTTAAGTTCAAATAACTGAACATTTGCTTCTGTAATTGTTGATATTGTGTGATTTGCAGCAGAATCAAATGCTACAGAACTAATATCAGAAAACAAACAAACACCCAAGTGCTTCAGACCACCTCTCCTTTCCAAGTCAGAGTGAACAACATTGATTTTTTCTATTGCCATTTTATTTTGGTTTTATTTTGTTAAAAATTATTAGGGGGAGTATTTCATCCCCCTAAATGAATTAAGACATATTATCAGGTGTGTAATACACAGCTAATTTAGCATCTTTTAATGCAACTCCAATAGAGTAAGCTACTCTGAAACGATACTCTTTGTTATCGTTAGAATACCATTGCTCTACAGAGTTTTCGTTGAAGTCAGTTGCTACAACGAAAGCATCTTTAGTAGTCAACATAGCTCTGTGAGTTTCAGCAGCTACAGTAGCACCGTTAATGTTTGCAACATTAGCAGCGATAGCCACATCCCAATCTCTACGAACGATTAGAGGAATACCTCTATAAGTAAGTTGAGGAACACCATTAACCATAGCACCATAACCTGCAGCAGCAAAGTTAGAAGATTCTAAAAATTCAGGAGAAGCAGCATCATATAATCCTTTAAGGATAGTAAGACCTTTTCCTGACCCTAAAGCTTCATCAGAGTTTTGAGAAATATCACCTCTGTTGATTTTGTTTGAAGTTACATTAAATGCTGCATCAAATAAACCATCGAATTGGTCAAAACCACCTGTTCCTGAAGCAGCACTTGATAACCAAATCTGCTTGTTGAAGTCAGACTTAACTCCCATTCCGATAAGGTCTAATAAAATGTTTTTTACAACAGTTCCATCTACATTATCAAACTCAAAGCCTCCTCTCATAAGTTGTCCTTTGATTTTGTTATACAAAGCGTTACCTGCAAAAGCAACCTCTGCTTCTCTACGAACAGGAGTTATTGTTACAGTGTCACCTATTTCACCTGATGCTCCTGAAAAAGCACCAAGAGGAGCTAAAGCTCCTGTGATTCCACCTAATTGCTTGAACTTATCAATAACGATTGTTCCTGCTACATTAGGCATTACATCCATATAAGACATATAGTCTTGCCCCATAAAAAGAGGCTCAATAATTGATTTACTTACATCATATTTGTTTACTGTAGGTAAATTTGAACTTGTTAAAGTTGCCATAATTTTTTATTTATTATTTTAATAATGATTTTGCAAAAACATCCCACTCATTAACTACAACATCAGCTTCGTTAATTGCAGGGTCGTTATCTGCTTCTACTTTAGTTTCTGTAGCGTTTAACTTCGCTAATTCAGCTTCTAATTCAGACACCTTGTTTTCTAATTCAGAGATTGAAGTCTCTTTGTTAGAAATGATG